GCTGCTGCACGCGCTGGTGCTAGTGGCGTTAAGTCACAATCTGGAGCATTCAATAATGCCGGTTCTAGTAACGGTCGTTCTGGTGCCCAAGGTATCAAAGCAACGTCAGGTTACTTTACCGGTGCCGGATCTTCCATTGGTAGTGCTGCCGCAAGTGGATTGAACGGGCAAAAAGGTCACGCTAATTCAGTTGGTAGAGACTTAGGTAGCAGTAGCGCTAATGCGGTTAAAGACGGAACGAGCGGCATCGACTTGCATAGCAACGGTGATTCTTTGATGGGTGGCTTCTTATCGGGGCTTCGTGATAAGTATAGTGCTGTTCAAAATTTTGTTAGTGGCATTGCGGGATGGATAAAAGCTCACAAAGGGCCTATCAGTTATGACGCTAGATTGCTTATCCCAGCTGGTGACGCAATTATGACTGGTTTGAATAACGGACTAACATCTAGATTTAGCGACGTCCAAAAGAACGTTAGTGCTATGGCGGGGCAACTAGCAACGAGCATTAACGGTATAGCCGGAGAAATTAAAGCAGACACATATGCTATGCAAGGCGCTGCATATACCGGTGGAGATATTAACAATAGTGTTGACGAAGATAATTGGGTGAAACCAACGTTCTACGTTCACAACGAGCTTGTAGGCGACAAGATTCAGACGATCGTTAACCAAGGACAAGCAGAAAGTTCAATACACGACAGATTTTTCAGATAGGAGCGGTTTAAATGGATTTATTAGTTGAAAAAGGCAACAACAAAACATATTTAAGTCAGTTAGGATTTTTGGTTACTTCCTTTGAGGAGGGAGCACCAACTATCGCACGCAATAGCACTAATATTCAAGGCCGTAGTGGCTCCGTCGATTTTGGCGGTTGGCACGAAAGCAAAAAAGTAAAGCTTGAAGGGTTTTACCGTGCCGAAGACCAATACGAAGAAGAGACGCTCAAGGAGCGCCTTTTTGCGTTATTGTCAGACCCCGAAGGCATCTATATTACTGAAATGCGTGGTGAAATCGGGCAAGGCTTTGAACGTCCCGGAGAAACAGAGGGGGAAGTTTATGAACACATGATGACGCGCCCAAGCCACAAACGTTTTTACGTTTATGCGTCATCAATCGAAAACGAATTGCAGGGTAATGTCGGCGGTACGGTGTTGTATAAGATGTCGGTTGAATTCACAACGTTGAAACTTCCATATGGTGAAAGTGTGCCGCGTGATTTATTAGTCAACAACGGAATTATTCCGTACGCCGGAACAGTGCCTTGCAGCCAACTTGAACAAGGATTTACGATTGAGTTCACTGCAAAAGAAGCTGGATCTAATTTAAAATTATCATTAAACGGAATTGATTTTATTGCACCCGGAAATGTGTCTTCAGGAGATGTTTTTAAATTGTCTGGATATGAATATTTACGCAATGGTATTAGCATCGTAAAAGCTACTAACAAAGCTTATTTTAAATTGTTGCCTAACGTCACCAACAAGCTTTCAGCAAGCTTACATGGTACAATTAAAGTGTTGAATTTTCAAAATTTGTACGCATAAGGAGGTTTTTTAATGGCAGTTTTCATAGACGTCGCCAACGAAGAATACATTGCTGACGTCGAATTTAAGCGAACCGAAGGCGTTAACGGTGAGAAGTCACTAACTGGCACGATTTATTTTGGCGACGCGGTTAAAAATGGAATTGCTCGCGGATGGACTGTTGTGTTTGACAACGAAGAATATTGCGTTTTAACGTTCACTAAGAATGATGAAGACAATACAGTGTCATTCACGGCGGTTCAGATGTTCTTTTATAAGATGAGCAAGACGGCGTTTCACGAGCAATGGAATGGTTCACACCCGTTTAACGAATATTTAAGAGCTATCTTCGATGATACTGGTTACACATATGTCAACGAAGTTAGTGTCGCAGCGTTCGAAAAAGAAAACTGGGGGCTAAAAAGCAGATTAGACTTATTCAACGACATCATCGACCAAGTATCGGCCGAATTCTATGTAGACGGTAAAACAGTTTATATCAAAGATAAAATCGGTTCGGACTTGGCAACGGTTGTTAGATATGGTTTTAATTTAGAAAAAGCCGAAATTGAAACTGATAACAGCTCATTCGCAACATACGGTGTCGGTTTCGGAGCACATGACGATCCTGACGATACTACGAGCCCACAATTACAAGTTGAATATTACAGCCCGTTATACGACTACTACAAAGACAAGTTCGGCAGGATTGAAGCTGATCCAGTTAGTGACGAACGTTATACGATTAGTGAGAATTTATTAAACGCTGTTAAGGCGCGTGTCGATAACAGCTGGACTATTTCAATTAAGCTATCAATGCTTGACTTGCAAAATGCCGGTTATCCATATGCAATGGCTACCGCTGGTGACACAATCACGGTTGTTGATGAGAAACTTAATTTTGAAGATCAAGTTAGAATTGTTCAGGTTGTTAGCAACTACGATATAAACGGCAATCGTATTTCGGTAGAAGTCACTTGTGGAGACTTGACAATGGCGCAACACCAAGCCAGCGGTTCGTCTTCGGTCAATAATACAATTACTGACATCATCAACGGCGACGCTACATTGCCAGACGCTTGGTTTAGCAGCCAAATGAAACTAGCTACTGACAGCATTCTAGCCGCACGTACTGAATTAAAGTTTACCGACCAAGGGATTATTGCGATTGATAAAAGCGACCGTAATAAGCTCGTTATTCTTAATTCAGCCGGAATTGGCGTTTCTACTGACGGCGGGCAAACTTTCAAAACCGCCATCACGGCAGAAGCAATCGACGGGCAAAACATCAATATTAAAAACATTAATGCTAGTAACATTGTCGCTGGTGTTATCAATGGTATCACTTATAATACGGTTGACGACGTCGATAAATTCAGAATTACATTGCAAAAAGGTAATATGGAGTATTTCAATGATGGCGATTCTATGGGTGGTATATATGCTACTAACGATCAAGCTACTGGAAAAGTTAATGGGTTTGCAATTTGGAATTCACCGGGATATATATTCAGTATTAACCAATCTAATGCAGACCAATCGCTGTCACGAGCTGTGTTTCAGATACCGAAAACATCAACACTAGACCAACCACAATATAAGCTGTTTGGTAACTGCCAATCTAACTTGAACGTTCAAGCGCAACTGTACTCATCTGGTAACTACTTTACCGATGGCGACATCGTTAGTCAGAAAGACGCTGCGTTTTGGATTATGGGCAAACAACAAGTTGTAATTAGTGGCAATAGTGGTAAAGCAAACCAACTTAATGTTTATGGCAATCATGTAGATGTTTTTGGGGATTTTACCGTTTACAATGGTACTAAAAATGCGGCAACTGTTACTCGTGATGGTGTCCGTGCAACACCAGCATATGAAATGGCTGAAAGCTGGTTTGGTGACATGGGTGAATCAGCAACCGATAGTGATAATCAGGCCACGGTGCCAATCGATCCGATATTTGGCGACATTGTTAACACGAGTGTTCAATACCAAGTATTTTTACAAAGTTATAGCGGTGCTCATGTTTGGGTAGAAACACGCAACGAAAATAATTTTATTGTAAAATCCGATCAGCCTAACGCAAAATTCGCGTGGGAATTAAAATCCAAAAGACGTGGATACGAGAATGATCGGTTGGTTAAAACTGCAATGACATTATCAGACGTGCAGAACATTGAAGAAGGAAATGGTACAATTAGTAATAGCACTAATACAAAATATAAAGGTGGTAACGTAGATGGCAATTAGAACGTACAAAGTAAATCTTGATTCAAAGAACTATATTGCACCAGAGCCTGTATTACTGCGTCAAGGAGACAAAACCGGTGCCGTGGTGATTGATGCCACACTGACGGACAACGGCTATCCAGTGTCGCTTAGCGGGCTTACACCAATGTTCAAAGCTAATACGGCTAATGGCCAAGCGGTGATTGCTGACAGTACCGGATTTAATATCATCGATGCATCTGGAGGTGAATTCACTTATCAAGTTCCAAGCCAACTAGGATCAGTTCCTGGGAAAATAAATATTGCCTATTTTTCGTTCGCTGATTCTAGCGGCAATCAATCTACTTTTGACGTTGTGTTCGCTGTTTATCCAGCTGCAGACATGACGCAAGAAAGTGCAAAAGACTGGTCTTCTAATCTTAATGAAATCATCGATAAATACAATCAGTGGGCTAACGATGCCCATTCTTCTTGGGAAGACTTTGTAAATCAAAATAAAGAAATAATTGAGTCAATTGATCCTGGTGGCAAGGTTCTTTCCGAACTAATTGACTTTAGGCATTCTGATATGCTTTCAAAAACGTTTGACACGGCAAAATTACGTGGTGATTTCTTTGATAATGATTTGCGCGATCGTGGTGTCAATGTTAAATGGTTTGGCGCAAAAGGCGATGGGGTTACAGACGATAGCGATGCGATTCAAGCAGCAGTTAATACCGGCAGCAGCGTGTTTGTACCGGCAGGAACTTATCTGATTACTAAGACCATTTCGCTAAAATTGCAGAATTTTATCGGTGCTGGTGCCAACAAAACGTTTTTTGATGTACAAAACACTGATCTTTTTGAATTAGCAATCGGCGGGAGAACAATTGCTGAAATTGCAAATTTTAGAGTGGAATCCATAGGAGCTAATGCAAACAATAACAGTGTATTCAAATCAAAAGAAGATTCTACGCAAAGATCATCAACATACCATTTTCATGATATTGAAATTAATGGGGGGTACTTCTTATATGGTTTCAATTTAACAGATTCTTTCAGAGTAACAATTAATAAAATTGGCATGACGAATGTTTTCAATCCATTTTTGTTACGTGGTCAAATAGTGCAAACAACAATCGATGATGTTACTTGCAATATCGATACAGTGGAGTTAGGTGCACTAAACAATTATAATACTGGAATTCAAATCGTTGGCGATAGTCATTCCGGTAAGTATCAGCGTCCAGAATCTGTCCGGCTTAGTAATGTTAATTTTGTCGGTTATGATTTGGGATATGACATCAAAGACGTTCTTTATTTTGTATCAGATAAGTTTGAGTGTGATTACTGCGTCAACGGTATCAGAACGTTATCGACCGATGGTGGTGTGACCTTTACAAACGGCTGGATTGCTGTGCAAAATCGACGTGATGCACCGTCAGTTGGGATTGACGTGATACCATCAGTACAAAATGCGCTAAAACCAGTTGCTTTCGATAATATCAATATTTCGGGGCTTTCTGGGTTGGATGCTGAATCAGTTGCTGTTAGATTTGGCTATGATGAAGACCAGAGCAGTTGGTTTAAGAAAGGGGTAACGGCACATAATTTATGGATTAGCGTAGCTGATAGTAAATTCAAGTATGCTGTACAAGCCAATCGTGCCAAAACACTGAATTTAGATGGAATAAAAGTAGCAACTAATACAGCGCAAACTGATTTTTATTTGGTAAATTGCGAGTCATATTCGCTTAAAAACTTAGATGGTCAAACAGCTTCTATTACCACAAGTAATCCGGATAATTCAATTCTAGAAAATTGTAATATTCCAAACATTAAAATCATTGGTGCTTACCCGCAATACTATAATAACGATAATGTATTAAAAGCTACTAATCGGTCAATTGAAATTACAAGCACTGATCTATCAGCCAACTATACTCACAATTTATCGGTAAACTCTGGAAACCTTTGGGTTAATAGTTCAAAACTGATGTATAAATTCGGTAAACCAACTAGCAATACTGATGGTTTGCGAGTAATCAGAGTTGCTGACGTTACTTCGCTTCCTAATCCTGATGCTAGCGTTCGTGGCGACATTTATACTCTAAAGGGTGATACTGATCAAGTATATATATGTGTAAATCAAGCAAATGGATTTGTTTGGAAAAAAATAATTTAGGAGATTAATTATGTGCGAAAAAATTATCATATAATTTTTCAGATTAATAACATTTTTTTAAGTATACGAAGTCAACAACACAATCAATCTAGCAAGGATAAAAAATACCATGCATATTTAATTGAAATTGATGAGGTGTCTTAAATGTTTGAACATTTTAAAAAAAATAGATTTTGGTTCTGGAAATCATTAGAAACATATGGAATTGGTATATTATTTATTATCCAGCAAAACACAATTTCATTTTATCCGCCAAGACCATCGCTATTAATGTACTTCGATGATCCGCCATTTATATTTTTAATGGGAATTGTCGGAACATTTACGATTGTTTATGCACTATGGAATATAAATAATTTAGCCTACAAATCAATCATGACGGGGTTATTGACGTTTGTATGGTTATTGTTTTTCATAGTGTTTACGGTGTGGGATTGGGAGCAAGGTATCGTTGTCGGATTTGAAAGTATGTATGCCGCATTCGTGTTGGCATCAATTATTAATGAAATCGTGGTGAGGGGCTGACATAATTGAGTGACGCTGTTATAACCGCATTAATCACAACGGCGGGATCGATTGTAGTAGCTTTTCTTACCGCATACTACGGTGCGAAGCGTCCCGATCACAACGAGGAAGATTTAAAGCGGGCAATTGAAGATTTGAAAAGACAAAATGAAGAACTTAGAAAGCAGGATGAAAGACATGAATAACATTTCAGAATTAATTGTAGCTATCGCAACGGCGCTAATTCCAATCGTGTTTGCATGGATTGGAAAAAATATTGCTAATAATAAGAAGTCGCTGTCACTGTTAGAAGCCTTGACACCTTTGGCTGAAGCCGCAGTTACGGCAGCAATGCAATTAGGGGTTAACAAATATTTATCTGGTGAAGCCAAAAAGTCAACGGCTGTTCAGTATGTGATTGACGGTTTGAAATCATTAGGGTTTACGAGTACAGATGAAACGACGGTTAAAAACGCCGTTGAAAAAGCATTCTCTGATTTACAAGATGAGTTATATAAAAATTATCCACAAGTAGCTGATGATGATCCAAAATCGGTAACTACAGAAAATATCACATCTGGGACATTAACTAAACCAGCAACGGAGGCGTAGAATGAAAAAGAAGTTATTACTGTTAGTAGCGTCATTATCACTGTTCTTAATGCCATTAACTGCAATGGCTTCAAAAGGTGAACAGGGACCAGACTGGGCAGTTTATCAAGGTTCTAACGGTGTATTTGGATATCCATCCGATAAATTTGTTATCTCACAAGCTGGTGGCACGATCCATGGAAAGCTGTACGATCAATGGACTTATAAAACACAAGTGGCGTCAGCAATTGCGGCTGGTAAACGCGCACACACGTACCTGTGGGGTGAATTTGGTTCAAGCAAGGCACAAGCAAAGGCGATGCTTGATTACATGCTACCTAAGATTCAGACGCCTAAGGGTTCAATTGTGGCTATCGATTACGAGGACGGTGCACAAGCTAGTAAGTGGAACGGCTACAAGTATGTTAGTACCCCGGCTGAGAAGCAAGCTAACACTGACGCGATTAAATATGCTTTAAAAATCATTGCCGACCATGGCTATACGCCAATGCTGTACGGCTACCTGAACTATTTCAACGACCATATCTATCTCGGCAAAGTTTCTAAAACGTACAAGTTATGGCTGGGCGAATATCCGGATTACAAAGTAACGCCGAAACCGAATTACAACTTTTTCCCGTCGTGGGAAAATGTGGCGTTATTCCAATTCACTAGCACGTACATCGCTGGAGGGTTAGACGGTAATATCGACTTAACCGGTATCACTGACAACGGCTACACTAAGAACAACAAGCCAGTAACCAACACGCCGGCTGTTGATACCGGTAAAGAAGCCGAAGACACGCCTAAGACCGACATTAAAAAAGGTGACAAGGTTAAGGTAAAGTTCTCAGCCAAACATTGGGCTACCGGCGAATCAGTTCCGTCGTGGGTACGCGGTAACACCTATACTGTAACGGCCGTTAGTGGTAAAAAGGTTCTTCTTTCCGGGATCA